GCAAATGACTGTTACTTATTCCGGCATTCCTGTTTATTCTACCGCTATGGCTTATAAAGAATCTCATGATACTATTCTGATTTATCAACTAATGTTCTCTTACAAATTCACCATTTCCCGCGATAGTCTTTTGCTTGCCGATATAAGAACGGATTACGTTCTTCACCTTTATCATAATTAGCTATTCAAATAAACTATTCCATCAAAAAACACCTCATTCCCTGTGGCGTAACTTGGCGTAATCATTGCCCCTGTAGTTTGTATAACCATTTGGGTAGGAGTATTTACTGATGACACTACCGTGAATGAAGATAAAACAAGGGCGCTTACCGGTCTTGCTATTGTCGGCAATGTCGCTATTGTCCCCGTTGCTGTCCCTCCTGCATTCGCCTGCCCCCTTAAATATACCCTCCCCGCGCCGTCAGTCCTGTATTGCGGAGCCTGCGCCCCCGCCGTCCACCCTGTCCCTAATGTTATGTTTGTCCATGCACCAAGTGGAACCAATAACAAGGGATGTGGTATCATTGTTGCATAGTCAAAATGAGTAGCATCCGGAGTTAACGAGCCGCCCCCCAAAGAAGCCGTTCCGGTAGGTAAGGCATCGGGGAAAGTAATTGTAATCTCGTGAATGCCGGCTCCCGCCGGAATCGTATTACCGGGAAAATAACAAAACATTCCATTATAATAAAACCAACCGGGCGCAAAAGTAGAAATGCCGCCCGGTGTGCTATATGTCATACCTGAGCAAATAACAGGCAATGTAGACCCCGTCCCGGCTCCTGTAGTTGCCGCAAGTGCGCTGCTTTCCTGATTGATAAGCGTGTTTAATGCCTGCACAAGTTGGAAGCCATTCGTTGTATTATCGGCATCGTGATTATAGGATATCCCGGCATTTGCCATTATCCTGAAAAAAAATTGGAAAATATCACCAAATGATTTTACATTCATCTTGGTTCCCGTTGGGTCATCTTTGATGTTACCATATGGATACGAGCCACCGGGGCCTGTTACTGTTCCATCATAATCTACTGTATCAAGTGCCATTATACAAAATTTATAAAAGTGATACCCACCAATTGAGCGGGCTTTAATTGTAAAACTATTTGCCTGAATTGCGTTTGCTGTATTGCCGGTATGCTGGCAAATGTGGTTATGGTCGAGCCTGCTATTATAAATGTCCCATGATAATCTACAATGTCGAAATCTGCATCTACTGCCGGTATTAGGCTGTTTGCAATAACTGCAATATCATCCAATGAATAAGACGAATTGAAATCCATCTGCCCAAAGTCTGCATTGTTAAAATATGCCTGCCCTATACTCGCGCCTAGTATCTCTGCCGGTGTCTGCCCGCTTAGGTTCTCATACACATAAACCGGAAAGCCATAACTCTGCAATATATCCTGAAG